CTTCAGTTTTATCAGATAATTTAGTATTAAATTTATCTTTTGTATGAGTATATTTAATAAACCTTACTATTCCATCATTGTAAGATTGACTAATCTTGTTTTGCTTCATCAGTTTCTTCTACAGGAGCTTTCTTAACTTCTTCTTTAGTTTCAGTTTCTGCAGCTTCTACAGGAGCTTCCTTAACTTCTTCTTTAGTTTCAGTTTCTACAGCTTCTACTGGTGCTGTTTCTTCTTCAACTAACTCTAAGAACTCTCCACCATAAATTGATAGATTTTTCTTGAATTCATCATATCTTGCTTTTGTAATTTCCAAAACGTCACCTGGTTTATAAACTGTACCTGTATATAAATCTTCAAATACTTGTAATGCTTTTACTTTAACCATTTTATCTGTACCTCTCTTTTTCAATTCTTATTAATAGACTTGACATCTCACCTAAAAAATTAGTGTCAAAATATTCTAATTTATCATTGTATTCATATCTTGCTCTCTCAAACACTAATGATTTTCCTTGCTCATTATTATCAATATCAAAGAAACCACATTTTTCACAAAGAATTTCATAAGAAAAAGACAACAACCTCTTTAGATTGTCGTCCTCATCATCATGAAGTATATGTAATTTATCTTTGAATTGTTTTAATAAATCATCTGAAATATCAAACATAAGCCTATCCTAATGGCACTGCCATTGCTAAATCTTTAGTAAATGTTAATTTAACTACTGCTTCTTTGTCTACAGGTTTAACATCAAATCTAGTGATTAAACGTGTATCGTATGAATTACGTGTGAATGCTTTACCACCAACATCTGTAGATAGAATTTCTAAAGCATTTAGTGAATATAATCGTACTGCTTCATGTAAATCACCTACATATAATGGGAATGAGCCGTCTGTTTCTTTAGGGAAATGTGTATCTGGTAATACAACTACTTCTTTTCCTGATAATAAACGTTTAGTTGGTTCATTTACCACTGGTTGAAGTAGATAATTATTATTTTTATCTTTTAATGTATCTAAAATATTAAATCCACTTTGGTTAGTGATAAATTTAGTATTATCTAAGAACATTGGATCTAATGTAACGTTCATAGCTGTCTTGATTTCATCAACCTTAGTAATAGCTTTTTTCTCAAATGAATTTAATACTTCTAAAATTTCTTTATTTTCAGTAATAACTTGTTTTCTCGTGAACCATTTCGCTAAATAAGCTAATAAGTTTTCTGGAGTATCCTGTAATAGGAATCTTGATACTGGTAAAATTCCACCGAAATTTTTTACTGCATAAGAAATTTTTTCAAAAGTTGAACCTTTGATTTCTTCAATTTCTGCTAATTCAGTAATATTAGTTAATGCAGTAAGCTGACTTGTTTTTTCATATACTTCACTACCTGATGGGACAACTACGTTACGAACATCTACATAATCTCTTAGAGATGTAAATGAGCGTCTATATTCATTAATTTTTGTTTGAACATCTGCAGGAACTAAATAACCACCATTCTCATCTGTTGATTCTTTTAATGGCCCAGCTTCATCTACAATACCAGTTTTGATATATCTTTGTAATGCTTGAATACCAGTTTCTACTTTGTTTTCAACTGTCATATCAACTGTTTTATCATCATGTTTTAAACTATTTAAATTTTGAATTAGATCAATTTCAGTTGTTAAATTTTTAATCTCTGCAACTAAAGAATTAGCTAATTCTTTATCACCATTATTAATTGCTGTTTCTGCAGCTTCTACTTTTTCTGCTTTTAATTGTAATAACTCTCTTAATTTTTTATTATTCATTATTGAACCTCCAAAAATTCTAAATATTGCTTTGCTCGTTCCGTTTGAAATTCATAATTATCTTTAATTAATTCTTTAGGAACATTTCTAAATTTATGGGCTTGTTCTTTAGTTAAACAAGCTGCCATTTTTACTGGCTCTGCTATTTCATCACATAATCCCAGCTCAAAACATTCATCAGCATTTAACCAACTTTCTTTATCCATTAAATCTCTGATTTCATCTTCTGTAGTCTTATCTTTAGCTTTAGCTAAATAAGTATTAACTATACTGTCATTAATATGATCTAAATCATCTGCCATCTTTCTTAAATCATTTGCATTCCCATACATTCCAGTCCATGCATTATGAATCATCATCATGGCATTTTTTGGCATAACTACCTTGTCAGCTCCCATTGCAATTACAGTTGCAATTGAAGCTGCTAAACCATCAACATATGCTGTCACATATGCTTTATTGTGTCTGATTAAGCTATGAATGGCTTGCCCATCAAATACATCTCCACCATTTGAATTAATATGTAAGTCAATGTATTTAACATCACCTAAAGCATTTAATTCTTCGGCAAATTGTTGTGCTGTAGATTTTTCTAGCCACCAGTCATAACCGATATCTGAATAGATATAAATTTCCGCCTTATCTTCATTTAAGGCTTTCATCTTCCAATTGTTCATTACCTCTTGCTCCTGCTTTCCACATTTGATATTCTTTGATAGTATCGATAGGAGCATAGTTTAATGACATAAATCTCATATCACCATACTCATTATCAATTGTCGACATATCCTCTGAACGTAATATATCGTTGATTGTATAAACTCCAACATGTTGCATTTTTTCATAAAATTCTGCTCGTGATTTTTGGTCTGCTCTTAATTCAGCTTCCATATTGAACTTGAAATAATAGCCTCTTTTTCTATCTAAATCTGTTAGAATTTTAGTATTTAATTCAGCCTCTATATTTGTTACATATGGCAACATAACATTTTTTACATAGTCCATTGATTGTGATAAAGCGTTAGAATGGGTTAATCCACTGTAATCACCATATTTATATGGCGGCACTTTAAAAATACTAGCAATTTCTGCTTTGTTGTATTTCATAGTTTGGATAAACTGTGCATCAGATTGTGGAATTCCAACACTTTGATAATCAATATCTGGATTCAGAATAGCTACATTATTATTCTCAAGATGCTTTTTCCATGATTCAGCAACTGTTTCTTTATTTTCAGCTGTCAATGGTGTTCTTGTAGATTTCAATATAGCTAATGGAATACCCTCTCTTTTAAAGAGATTAGATGCCATTTCTCGTCCTTTTTGGTTTCCTTGAATACTTTCTCTCAATACTTGAACAGGAGAACGTCCTATCAATCCATTAATAGATAAATTTTTAAAATGTAGTAATTCATCACTATTCAAAATTACTTGTTTGCCTTTATACGTTGTTCTATAGGTTACTGTGTTAGTTTCAGCATGATATAGTACGCTTGTAACTCTAGGATCTAACGGAACAATCTCCTTTACTTGACCACTTCTTCCAATCTCTAAATAATGATAGCTATTTCCCCACAGATTTAACTGTGTCATTACTAAATGTTTCCATTCAAAGCTAGTCATGTTTTTATTTGGTTGGTCTTTTAACAAGCTATACACACTATGATTTTTTGCTTTCTCTACAGTTCCTTTATTGTCATAAAGTAAATTCAATGGATACTTTGCTAAATCATCAGCTAAAACCTTTACTGAACTATAAACTTCTGAAGTACTAATAGCACTTTCTTCTGTCACATTGTTTCCTCGATTATTAAATAAATTGAGAAGCCAATCAGCAGGATTTCTTAAATCACTTTCCACTTCACTACCTGTTGGTGTTTTATTTCTAAATATCATCCTCATTTCTCACCTCCTTCCTAAGTGTCTAAATTAGTATCTAAAACATAAGTACATAGCATTAGAACTACTCCCAACACTACAAATCCTAATGTTTTACATAATAAAAAGCCTGCGTACACAAATGATACGAGGCTCAAAAGGAATAGAATTCCTATTAATATTCTTATTAACTTTTTCATTAGAAACTAAACGCTCCTTTACTTATTTCTTCATTTAGATCATATCCGATATTATCGCTGTACATAGCACGAGTAAAAGCGAAAATACCAGCAGCAGCCATATCTATCCTGTCAGTAGATTTTTTCTTATCTAACATGATGTTATCCTGTGCATCAGCTTTTGTAACTGCGTTTCCTAGACACCAAGTTAAGGCTTTGTTTCCATCATGATGTATTTTTTGCTCATAGACACATTCTCTAAAGTGTTTTGTAGGTTCATTAAGAGTTAAAACACCTTGTCTAACTTCAATCATTAAGTATCCTAGTTTCTCCATTGATTGTGCCCATTGAGTTGCATTATAAGGGTCATAACATACTTCTTGAATGCTATATTTACTCCTTAAGCTCTCTATATAGTCAATAACGAAATCATAATCAATAACTTCTCCAGGAGTAGTTGTTATCCAACCTTCATCTACCCAAAGACTATAGTTTACTCTGTCAGTATTCATTCTTTGTTGTAGCATTTCCTCTGGCATAAATCCTTTACTTCTAACTGCATACTTACCTTCACCAAGTACAAATATTGAAGTTACTGCAGTTAAGTCTAATCTTTTTGATAAATCGACACCAACAAAGCAAGGTTTACCCTCTAATTCATCATCAGGTACTTCACACAGCTTCCATTTCTCCATATCCATATATTTATTTTCTGGAGCATTTACCCAAATATTCATATTCTTAGTAAGAAACTTAGTCATAGTATCAGGTTTATCAATCGCTTCTTTCAACCTATCTCTTAAGAATTTCATACCCTCATCATAGCTTGCAAGAATAGGATTAGCTTTAATCCAATTTCTTTCATCTTTGATATCATCACCTTTATCTAACTCACAAACCATAGCATAGTAAGTATCGTTTTCTACAGGACTATTAGGATCTAATAATTTAGAAACATATTCATACTCTGTAGCGTAACATGGGCTGTTTAAATTAAATCCAGCAGTTGTAATAATAACGATTAATGGCTGACTTCTTGCACCTTGTCCAGATTGAATAACTTCTAAAATCTCATCTGTAGGATGTGCGTGATACTCATCCATTGCCCCTACTTGAGGGTTAAATCCATCTGCAGTCTTTCCAGAATCTCTGGATAAAGCCATAATATAGCTATTACTTCGTTCATGTTCTATCAAGCTTCTAGTAATCTTAAACTTATTCTTAACTTCACTACCTTGTAATTGTGCTTTTATTTCTTTAAAAACAATATTCGCTTGATCTCTTTTAGTAGCTCCAATATAAGCTTCACTTGAAGATTCACCAAAGGCAGATATCTCATAAGATAAACAACAAGAAACATCTTGAGACTTAGCGTTTTTCCTTGCTACCTGGTAATAAAATTTTCTAAATCTTCTTAAGCCAGTTTCTATATGAATCCATCCATATATATTTGACCAGTTGAAAATTTGAATAGGTGCAGGATCTATATTCTTACCTGCCAATTTACCTTTAGTATGTTTAAATAACGACATCCACTCTAGAAATCTCATAGCTTTATCTTCATCAAAAATAAAAGGAAACTCTTTAGTTCCCTCTCTTTCTAAATCTCTAAGAAATCTCATACATGCCCATTTCTCTTTTTCACAAACTAAACGCTCACCATTTACAGCTTCTTCTGCCCATTGTTTCATTGCATTTTTCAACATTAGATATTACCAAACCTTTCATGAACAGAATCTTTTGGCAATTCTTCGTATGCTTTATCCATAGCAATTTTAGCACGAGCTACTGGAGTTAATCCAATTTCAGATTGAAGTGAACGTAAAATATTAAATAAATCTTTCTGCCTAATTAATAGAGGATGTTGGCCCATAGAATAATCTACTGTCCTTTCATTCTCAACTGTTTTAGAGCCACGTTTTAAAACTCTCTCCGTTTCCTTTGTGTAACCTTTATCTGTGATTAATCCATCTTCTTGAATAATCCTACTGCATTCCACATACTTCTCATAAGTATCACAATAAACAGCTAGAACATGAACATCTAGATTATTTAAAAGATCTATAGAATCTGTCTGACTGACAATATATCTAAATTCTTTCTTTGCTAAATCTCCAAGCCACTTCGGAGGCTTCAATTTATCTTTTGATAATTTTAGCTTATTTTCTTCTATTTTTCGTGCCTCTATTTTCTCTTTTGATAACCTCTGTCTATTACCTCCTAAAAGCTTTAATGACATAGGTTCAGCCTTCCTTGCCAAAGTATCACCACCTTCCTAAAAAAATCTCAATTGGAAAAAATAATTAAACGCATTTTGCGTGCAAAAAAGAGACGCCCGCTCGTAAGCAAAAATTATTTTTCAAATTTTTTCAGGGGGGTATCCCTGGGGAATATTTCCCAAAAGGCTTGATAAAATCCTACTTGTAATGCTCTATCTTGTTATGGCAGTTACGACACACCGACTCAAGGTTGCTCATCTCTAGCCTCTTGCTCCAGTCCGTCCTTACTTCCACCTTGTGATGTACTAGGTTAGCAGTGCCACCACACATTGCACAAGTAAAGCAATCTCGTTTAAGGACCTCTTGCCTTGTATCCCTCCACTCCTTCGAGCGATAGAACTTCATTGCATCATCATTCTTTCTTTGTTCATTGTAATATTTACTTTGTGTTCGTTTATGTCTATCACAATATGCACCACGTTTAATAAGTGTTCTGCAATTGTGATGCTTACATTCTTTCATAACTGTTCATACTTTCTTAAGTTATTTCCAAAATAAAAAGAGATTTCATCCATGCTAGTAGGAATCAGTTTCATCTTGAAGATTCCACAATCGCATAAACAAAATCTCTTTAAAATTATTAACTATTGAAAAACATCAGGTGGTGTATCTATTTGTTCACCATAAAAACGACGAGTCCATTTCCAACGGTTATGAAGCCAGAACCAATCTTCAGGATATCGTCGAATATAATCTTCAATAAACTCATTTAGACGAGTTGTTGTTACCGCTATATCACGCTTTTTATCATCTGTACGTTCCACATAAATTGGTGGATGTGCTTCAATCTCATATTTCTCAGAAAACGGGCTATAATGTATGGTTACAAAAATAATAGGCACATCTTGCATACGAGCCAGTACAGCTGGCCCAGCAGCCGTCAATGTTTCATAGCCAAAGAATGGTACAAGAACGCCATCATCACCAGGGTCCTGATCCATAATAAGGCCTAAAAATGCACCTTTTTTTAGTTCATTAATCATTTCACGAACACCTGTTTTATAGGTCACATGTTGATGCATAATCCGACGATATTCATTGATAAACTTATCGGCATCACCATTCTGTTTCATAGCCACAGAAATCAATGGATATCCTTCAGAAGCAAGAACGCCACCTAAAAGTTCCCAGTTACCACTATGAACAGCAGCTAAAATTGCACCTCGACCATTTTCTAAGGCATCATCTAAGTACTCTCGATTAATAAACTCCACCATATCTTTGTATGCGCCATCTTTAATTTCAGGATAGCGCAATACATCAATAATCATACGGCCAAAGCGTGTAGTACTAGCTTTCGCAATACGTCGAGCTTCTTTAGGATCATCTGTAATATTACAGAATAAAATTTGGCCTATCGCCAGGCGCTTGCG